TTATCCCTTTCTGCCGCGCAGCATCGCCGCGATCGTCACGGCGCTGTATCCGCTCTGCTGCCAGAGGTCGTCGGGCACCGTGCCGCCGTTGCGCAAAATGAGCGCGATCTGGCGCCGCGCATCGCTGCGCGCGGCCGTCTGTGCCTTGTCGCGCGCAGCCTTTTCCTTTTCGGCTGCGGTCTGCGCGGCCTTGGCTTTCTTGTCGGCGGCGGCCTTGGCGTCGGCGAGGGCCTTCGCCTGCTGCTGCAGCTTGCTGTCCGCGCGGTCGTAGGCGGCGTCGTCCATGTCGAGCAGCGCCGCGATCTGCGCCTTCGTCACGCCGTCACGGCTGTCGGCGGCGTCGAGCATCCGGTCAATGGCGCTCAGGCGTGTCTTGTGCTCGCTGCTGTAGCGCTCGTAGGCCAGCTGCGCCAGCTCCGGCAGCTTGCCTGCGAGCATGGCGCGGTAATAGCCGCCCGCCTGCTGCGCCGCCGCCACGGCCGCCGTCGAGGCCTGACCGCCCGTCAGCGCGGCCGCCTTGCCGAGGGCGTTTTCTGCCGCGAGCTCCGCCTGCCGCTCGTATTGCTGCCGGTAGGCGGCGTAGAGCTTGTCCGACGCGGGGTCGTAGTCAAACTGCTCGCCGAGCAGTGCGTCGAGCATCCGGTCGATCTGTTCGCGGCGGTCTGCCGTGCCGCGCCCGGTCAGCAGCGCCTCGGCCTCGCGGCGGTGCGTGTCGTCATAGTCCGGCACGTCTTCGATGGGCAGGTACTGCGCATAGTCACTCGTCTGTTCCTGACCGGCCATGCCCTCGCCGCGGATCTTCGCGTTGCGCTGCTGCTCATAGACGGCGGCAGCCGCGTTGTCACCGCGCCGGGCCGCCTGCTCCATGAGCGCGGCGTAGTCGGTGTCCTTGTCGTATTTGTATTTTGTCGCCATAGGTTCTCCTTTCCTCAGTGCTGCGGTCCGGCGGCGGTCTCCGTGCGCGTGAGCGAACATAGCCGCCATGCCCCCGTGCCCGTCAGCCGAAGGCGAAAGTGGTCGCACCGGCGCGGCAGTACCGGCAGGGTGAACGTACGCTTTGCACCCGCCGTCACGTTTGCAAGCGTGTGCCACTGTCCGTCGGAGTCATACTGCGCCGCCGCCGTGATGCTTGCGCCCGCCTCGGCCTCCAGCCGCAGCTGCACGCGCAGCAGCCGCTTGCAGTCCGGGCTGCCGCTGATAAAGTCGCCCATTTCGAGCAGGCTCTCCATCTGTGCCGTGCTGCCCGCGCCGAAGCGCCACACGCCGCGCGTATCCTGCGCATAGAGCGCGCCGCCGCACTGCGCAAAGCCGCGCGCGTCAAAATCGTCCTCACGGCTCCACAGGCCGCTGCGCGTGTCATATACAAACAGGTGCCGGACGCTCCGCTCGTCGCGCGCCGAGAGATACCAGCGCGTCCCGTCCGTGCCGGCGACGCCGTGCGTGAGCGTGCGCCCGAGCGCATCGCCGATGCGTACCGGCCGTCCGCCCGCCGTGCGCGCCGCGCCGACGGGGGAGAGGTAGTAGAGTGTCTCGGCCGCCGTCACGAGCGAGCGGCCGGAGTCCTGCTCCGCGCCGAGCGCGGCCGAGGCCACGAGCTGGAAGTTTGTAGGCCGCGTGCCGTAGAGCCGCCAGAGCCCGCCGGGCTTGAGAAACACCACGCCGCTGCCCGTCGCCGCGCAGCCGGAAAAATCCCCCGGCGCGCCGACGTCCACGCTCCATGCGGCTGTAGCGACCGCGCCGTTTTCGTCTGCCTCGTACCAGAACCAGCTCAGCGGATCGCCGAGCTTTGTGCACCATACGCTGTCGTGTGCGCACGCCCAGAGGCGGTTGCCGTAGCTGCACGCGTGCTGCGCATCGGGCACGCGCCGCGTGATCGTGACGCCGTTGACTGCGCCCGCGCGCACGAATGTGTCCGGGTCAAAGCGCAGCCGCGCCCCGTCGATGCCGCGCAGAATGTACGTGCCGTTGTTGCGCACGTCGCCGAAGCCGCTGAGCGTCACGGCGTCGCCTGTGCGAAAGTCTGTGCCCGCGCCGTCGGCCACGAGGATGCTCGCGCGCCCGTCGCCATCCGTGTCTGCGCCCGCAAGCGTCACACTGCCGCTCCAGCTTGGCTCTGCGCTGCCGAACGTGCCGTCTGCCGGGCGGAACCAGATCTTGTCCGGCCAGATGAGCACCGTACCGCCGAGCGCTGCGAATACCTTCGGCGTGTCCGTGAGCGTGCAGCCAGGCACGGCCTTTCCGTTATAATACAGAGCCGTGCCGGCGCACCAGAGCAGCCCGTCTCCGGCTGCGAACAGGCCGTTCGGCGTGCCGCTGCACGGGTAGATGCGCGTACGTCCGGGTCGTGTCGAGAACAGGGGGCTGTCCGCTGCCGAGCCGTTGGTCATCTCGTAGATGCCGCCCTCGGGGCAGGACGGGCGGTGGTCGTAGCCGCGAAAGTCCGTCTGCACATGGCGGACGGCAGCCATGCGCCGCGGAAATGTGGGTAGATACATGCCTTGCCTCCTTACAGGTTGAGCGGCTCGCCGTTGTGATACAGTTCGCCGCACAGGTCGATCTTCCCGGCCGAGAGCCGCAGCTCCGGCAGATCGCCGCGCGTCGCGGAGATCACCGCGCCGCTCTTGTGAAAGATGAGATATTTGCGCTCGAGGCTGTTCTGGCTGCCGATGTGCAGCGTGTCGGCCACGGTCGTGATGCCGTTGAGGTCGATCTTGTCGGCCGAGAGCGCGATGCTGCTGTCGCCGTCGTTGATGGCGGCGACGATGGCTGCCGCATTCACGCCGTTGGCATCGGTCACGAGCGCGATGCGCGCGCCCTGATCGCTCACGGTCTGCTCGAGTGCGGCAACATTGCCCTCGGCCGACGTCAGACGCGTCTGCAGGGTGCCGGCGTCGAGGCTCAGCTGTGTGATGCTGCCGTCCGCGCCGTCAATGCGCGCGCGGATCGGCGAGAGCAGCCGCGAGAGCGCCGCAGTGTTGAAGTTCTCCGCGCCGAGGTTCGACAGCGTGTACTGCAGCGCCTCCAGCAGCCGCGGCACGGTCTCCTCCAGCGCCGCGAGCCGCTGCTCGACGGTTTCGTGGCCGGTGCGCTCCGGCAGGGAAAGCTCCAGCGGGGAATAGTCCGTCATGCGTCGTCATCCCCTCCGCCGTGCTGCGATATGTCTGCGCGCAGCACGGCGATCGCCCGCACGAGAAACTGCGGCAGCGGCGCGCCGAGCGCACCGGCGTTTTCGACCACACTGCCGAGCTCCGTCAGCAAATACCACGCCGTCACGAGCGGGCACAGCAGCACGTCATAGTGTGCGCCCAGTCCCGGCACGCTGCCGAGCAGCGCCCGCAGTGCGAAGTCCAGCAGCGCCGCCACCAGCACGCCCGCCACGCTGCCCGCCTTGTGCCACAGTCCCTCGCGGGCGCAGCGGCTGCTCCATGTGCCTGCGCGCAGAGCGGCAGCGCTGCCGGTGGCATAGTCGAGCAGCATGGCCAGAAACCAAGCGGCCGCAAGCCACCCGGTCCAGCCCCAGAATGCCGTCAGCGCTGCGGCGGCCGCTGAGACCGCCGCTTTGATCGTTGTGAGTCTGTCCATTTACGTCTCCTTTTGTTCGTCCAGCATTCGCTGGCACACGATCATCGTGCGGATCATATCCAGCGACAAGTCCAGCTTGCCGTTTCCGACACCGCTGAGTACACCCCGGTCGATGAGCCGCTGCGCGTCGGCGCGAGCCCATTGCGGCATCTCCGCCACGGAATCATAGCGCGGCATATCCGGCACCTCCTCCCGATCTTCCTTTGCCATCGCCTCGGCGACGTCGCGCCGAAAGCCGTCCATCGTGCAGCCGGTGCAATACTGCTGCCACAGCAGCTCGGGGTCTGCGTGGTTGCTTGCCGCGCCGCGCCGGTGTCCCTCGGCGTGCCCGATGAGGACGCCGTCCTGCACCGGATCGAGATCGTACTGCTTACACAGCTCAGCGAACAGCGCAACCGCCGTGCGGTACGTGCCCGCGATCTGCTCCGCCGCCTCGTCCCGAGTCATGTTCGCGCTCGGCTCGGTCATCTCTACCCCGATGTGCGTAGAATTGGCGCTCCCGCCGCAGTGCCAGCCGCGCATCTCCCACGGCAGCGTCTGATATACCGTGCCGTCCGCCTGCGCGAACGCGTGCACGCAGACAGATACGCCGCCCGGCTGATACTGGTTAAAGCTGCGCGCAAACACCGCCGCCGATGGCTGCGGCGTTCCGACACTGTGCAGCATGATGCCGCGCGGCGTCAGCGGTGCGCCCGCCTGATAGCACTTGTTTTGCGTCACAAACGCTGGAATGATCTGCATTCCATCTCCTCCTTATTCGATCGGTTCGTCGAGCGTGATGATCAGGTTCTCGCCCTTGCCCTTTGCGCTCACGCGAAAATACGCCGCAGAGGCGGGCACATTGCTCGCTGCTTCCGTCACCTGAAACGTCATAGCCGTGGTGCTCTCCGGGATGCTGCTCGGGAAATACACACTGACGTCGATCTTGTTTGCGGGCATAACGGCTTTAAGCAGTTGAAATGCACTGTCATACCATCCAACGCGGCAATACACTTCCGCCTTCGAGAACACGATCCCCTCACCGGCGATGCGGTAAACGTGCTTCGTCACATTGCCGGGCAGCGGAATGAAGCCGGTCGTCACAAATCCGCTGCCACTCTGCGCGTTTCCGGACGATGATAGGTTGTATCCATTCTGATACGGCATGGACGCGCCGCTGCTGTCAACAGCCGTGGGTACAAGGTTTGTGTACGTCACAGGCTTTGACGCGCTCGCCGTGATGGTGATGTCCCCAGTCACGCGCGCGATGGACACCACGCCGGTCGCGGCATTGTATGCCGTCGCTGTGATGTCCGTACCGCCCATGCTGACCGTGACGGTGTCGAAGGTGTACCCGTTTTTCGGTGTCAGCGTGGTCGTGTATGCCGCGCCGTCTTCGACGGCGGCCGCGGCGTTGCTGCCGGTGCAGCCTGTGAGCGTCGTCTTGACGGTGCGCATGACCACTGTGAAATCGAACGACAGCGTGCGGTCATAGCCCGCGCCGTAGCAGAATGAATAGATTTTTTTGTCTGCCGGATTGATGACGTTGACGGTGAAGGCCGTGTCGGTCGCGCCCGGCGCTTTGCTGTGGGTCGTCTCCTCGCCGAATTCGATCTGGTTGCTGTCCAGCCGGTTGTTATCGCCCACCTCGTTCGTCCGGTAGTAGTTGGCGGACGGGCAGCAGATGCGCAGCGCTGCCATCTGCTGCGTCGGCGGGTCGGACTGGGAAACGTTGTCCGGCACAACGTAGATCCTGGATGTCTTGAAGTTGTGCAGATGCCCATGGAAATTCCCGTAGCAGACCGCGCCGTTTTTCCCCGCGAAGGAGACCGTCTCACTGCCGATCGTGACGCTGCCGCCGTCCAGATACGCCTTGAGCACCTTGCCGCCCGCCCGCGCGCTGCCCCAGTCCAGCGGGTAGTGTCCGAGGATCACAAAGCCCCACGCCGCGCTGTCCGCCTTGCTGCCGAGGTCGGCAAGCGTCTGCGCGAACCACAGCAGCTGTGCCTCCGAGAGCGCGTTGGCCGCGGTTTCTCCGCCGGTGATCTCGCCCTCGACGGTGTTGAGATTGATGATGCGCAGCTTCTTTCCGGGAAGATCCCGGTAGCAGTATCCGGCCTCCGCGCTGCCGTAGACCGCGCCCGCGTTGTAGTCGGAAAAATACTTCCGGATCAGCGCCGCGCCGTACAGATTCGTGAGGCTTCCGGTCTCGGCTGCGAAGTATTCGCCCGTGTCGTGGTTTCCGGGCGTCCAGAGCTGCGGGATGCCGCGCAGGCCCTCCTCGATCCAGCGGTGAAATTCCTTGCACTGCGCCTCGAACTGCGCTTTTGTGGTCGTCCTGTACCCAAAGGTGAGGTCACCCAAAAACGCCGCGAAATCCAGCGGGATCACGTGCGACAGCGCCTTGATCGCACGGCAGGCGTCCATGTTTCCGGTGTCGATGTTTGCCTTCCAGCCCGTGGATTCGTCAGTTGCGTGGTGTGCATCAGCGGCCGTCACAAAGACGATGCTCGACGCAGTCTTCACGGCCTGCACCTTCTGCGCCAGCGTGAGCACGCCGTCCTTGACGTAGTCCGGGATGTCAGCGTGGGCGATCTGATCGCCGGTCGTGATGCTGCGCACCGCCGCGCCCATCTGCGCGATCCTGTACGTTTCTGCACCGCCTGTTTTCTCGCGGATGGCGTCGGCGATGTCCTGCACGGAGGCTTCTTCGTAGAGCTTTTTCATCAGTAGCTCACCTCCGTGCCGTCGGCGATCGTCACGGTCTGCGCCGTGCTGCCGTCGTACATAACCGTCGTGCCGCCGATGCGGATCGTCAGCGCCTTCGGGTTCGGCAGCGCGGCGGGCGCGATGTTCTGCGTCATCAGCTTGATCCTGACCGGGACATCCCAGACATCGCCGGTCGTTTTCGCCTGAAGCTTGACGGCGCAGAACGTGTGCCGCTCGGAATCGGCCACAAGCGACGAGAATGTGAGGATGCCGTTCGTCGCGCCCTGATAGAGCATCAGAAAGTGCTCGCCTTGAAACGAAAGCTGCGCATAGACGCGGTGCGTCGGGTTTGCGCTGACGTAGGCGTACAGCTCGGCCGGCGTCATGTCGGCCGTCGTGCCGGACAGATCGCCGCCGACGTGGATGATCCGCGTCTGCTGCGCCATGCCGTCGAGCTTTTTCTTGTCCGCTGCCGACATCAGACCGGCTGCCGCCGGCGTTGCCTCCGCTTGTCCGGATTTTTGGTCCCACGCTGCCGCCCGCTCCGCCGTGATGCCGTCGAGCACGGCCTTGTTCGCGTGCCGGTGGCGCATGGCGGAGTTCATGGCGATCTGGTGGCTCTGTCCCGGCGACGGGACGGCAGCGCCGTTCGTGCGCTGGTGCCACTTTGCATATTCGTCGAGTGCGGCGTTAAACAGCGCCATGCTGTCGGCGTAGTGTGCGGTCTCGTGCGCGGCGTAGTCGCACATGGCGATGACGTAGTACACGTACAGCCGGTCAAACGGCGCTGGCACGAGCAGCACGGTGCCGCGTTCGGTGTTCGCGTCATAGGTCACGCACTGCTCGGGCGCTGCGTCGAGGATGCGCATCTGGATCATATGCTCGCACTCGTTGAGCCACTGGATCTTTGCCGCGTCGTCCCACGCATTTGGGCAGATCGCGTCGATGCGCGTGAGCGCCTGCTGAAGCGTCGCCATGCTCAGAGCCCCAGCGCACCGCTCTCGGCGGCAAAGCGGGCGGTCTCGCGCTCGATGAGCGCGCCGGTGCGCGCGTCCTGCGCCTCACCCTGTGCGAGCACGAGGGCAAAACGGCGCGCGATCGTCACGTCCTCGCCGCGCGGGATGCGCACGGTCTCACCGTTGACGGTCACGATCTTATCCTCCTTGTAGCTGCCGTTGTCACGAAACAGGTGCACGGTCACGGGCTCGCTCAGCCAGGCCTCGGCGGCGCGGTCGGTCATTTTTCTGGTTGCCATAGTGTATTCCTCCTTGTGTGAATGCGTGCCTCCCGCCTTGCGGCGGGAGGGTCAGCTTGTAAAGAGCCTCGCAGAGTTTCGCCGCCGGAGCGGCGAAAGAAAGCGAAATCATTTTCTCAGGCGACATGTGCGGCTGAGAAAATACTTCTCGGCCTGCAAACGTGCGTGCTGTCCGCCTTCGGTGGACAGCGAGTGCGATGCAGTCAGGCCGCAATCCCTTTCTGGCAAAAAAGCAAAACTTTTTTGCCAGCCTCTGCCTCCCGCCTTGCGGCGGGAGGCATTTGGTTTCTTACTCGGTGTAGGTGCTGCAGGTCTCGATGCGGCGGATGGCACTGTCATCGAGACGCACGGCGACCTTCGTGGCCTTCCAGCCGACGCTTGCGCGCTGGTTGAGCGGGTCGCCCGTACCGGCAGAGCCGAGCTGCTTGACGATGTGCTCGAGCCCGCCGCCGGTGATCTCGGTCGTGCCGTAGCCGTCCGCGCCGAGCACGAGCGTGGCGTACACGTCGCGTCCCTGCGCACCGGCCTCGCCGGGGTAGAGGATGGCGTTGTCCTCGACCGTGACCGGGGCGTCGACGGTCATGGAGCTCGCGGTGTTTTCCTTGACGGTCACGCAGGCATTGCCGATGAGCACCTGACGGCCGACGAGTGCGCCGGGCTTGACCGTGCCGCCGTCGAACGCGACGGTGGTCTTGCCGCTCACCGCGCCGTTTGCGAGCAGCGTGCGGCTGTCGGCTGCCAGATCCTCGGCGTGGAAGATCTTTGCCTCCGTGCTCTCAACGAAGCGGCATCCCTCGATCTTGCCGATCTCGCCCTCATACATATGCTCCGTGTCCACGTACTGGTGTGGCGCGAGCCACTTCGGGTCGTTCATGAGGTCGTATGCCACGTCGGGGTGGATGATGACCGGGAACGCGCCGTCGATGCGGCGGCAGTTGGCGTTTTTGAGTGCGCGCACGGCGCGGCGGATGCAGTCGACGGTCAGGTAGTTGTTGTCGGCAGCGCCGGCATTGCCGCCGCGCAGCAGGTAGCGTGCGGACACGGACTCGTCGGCGTACTGCACGTTGTCGCCGCCGACGAGCACCTCGCGCGTGATGGTGTCGAGCGTGCGTCCGGCCTGCGCGCCGAGCAGCTTTGTGGCCATTGTGAGGTTGTTGTCGATGGCGGTCAGCAGCAGCAGGTCGCTCATCTGGATGTAGCCGCCGTACTGGCGCACGGCCGCCTCGACGGTGCTCATGCTCAGGCTCTGGCCGTCGGGGGTCACGCCTTCGGTCAGGGCGGTCAGCGCCTTGCCGAGCGGGGCGAAGCGGCGAAACTGGATCGTCTTGCCGCCGTTTGCGGGGATGGGGTGCTTCTGTGCGAACTGATCGTGCACGAGCTCGGGCTCGGCCGCGTCGATGAGGTAGTCGGAATAGAACGTCTTCATCTCCTCGGTCAGGCTCTGCTGGGTGGTCACCTGCGTGTTTGCGTCAAACAGGCGCAGGTCCATGCGGATGTTTTCCATACTCATGTCTCCTTTTTTCTCTGCTGTCCGCTTCCGGGGACAGCGGCGGGGCAGCACCCGGCCGCTGTGCTGCCGTTGGGTTCCTCCTGTGCGGGGGCGCGGCCGGTGTCCTCCGCAACGTGGCCGGGGTAGGCCTCGGCAAGCTGCCGCAGACCTGTCACAGCCACGGTAAACGCCGCGCGCACATCGGCCCGGTCGTCCGCTGCGATGGCTGCGTGTCCGGCGCTGAGCGTCCGCTGCACGCCCTGCGCGCCGAGCGTGTCGAGCGCACCCGCCAGCGCGCACATGAGTGCGGATGCCCCGGCGCACACGATGTCGCTGCCCGGGCAGTACGCCGCGTGTCCGTCCGCGCGCAGCACGCACCGGCCGTTCCGGCAGATGTACGCGAAGCGGGTCACAGGCTCAGCTTCACGCGCTCGCCGCGCTCCGCGCGTGCGGCAAGCTCCGCACGGTCGGCGCGGCTCATGCGCGACACGTCCGGCCGCACCACGATGCCCGCGCCGCCGCTGCCCAGCCCGTTTTCGACCGGGCGCAGACCGCGGGCGCGGATATGCTCGCTCACGCGCTGCTCGGCGCTGCGTCCGGCGCGCAGACAGGCCGTCTCCAGCAGTGCCTGCGCGTGCAGCGCAAACCATGCCGTGCGCACGTCTATGCCCGCGCGCAGCAGCGCGCAAAACCGGTCATCCTTCAGCGCCGCGCCCAGATCAAAGTCCGGGCACTGCGCCGTCAGCTCGTCCGCCTCGCGCGACCAGCGCGCGGCGGTCTGCTCGGCCGCGCGGCGCATGTTCTGCTCCTGCCTGCGCTCGATCGCGCCGCGCAGCGCGCCGACGGTCACGGTCTGTTCAGCGGCTTCCACCGTCGCTTCGGTCTGTGCCGCAGCGGGGGCGGTCTGCTCGGCTGCGGTCATGTTGTTTTCATCCATGCTCTGCTCTCCCTTCTGCCCTCAGCGGGCGCTTTCTGTGATGATGCGGTTTTTCTCCTCCTGCGCTTTTTGCAGCGCATCCGTGCCCGCGTCCGCTTCCGGTGTCTCCGGCTGCGGCGGCGCGATGCTGCCGCGCACGGCCTCAAGCACCTTGTCGCGCCCCGGAAACTGCATCATCTCCAGCATCGGCACGGCCTGCTGCGCGAAGGCGGGGTTAAAGACCCCCAGCTGATACAGCTGCCGTGCCAGCTCGTTTTGCGACGCGGTCGCATACGGGCTCTCCTTCTGTGCGTGCACCGACACGTCGAACGCCGGCGCACGGTACAGCGCCGCGCCGTCCGCGTCCATGCCCACGGTCCGGGCCTGCAGTCCGGCGTTGGAGTACGTGCAGAACGCATAGCCCTGCGCGCCCGGCGCCGCCACGCGAAACGGCCGCGTCTCGGTGTAATAGGCGCGGATGAGTTCGATCACGAGCTCGACCACGCGCTCAAACGCGCGGTAGCTCGCGCGCAGCGTGTCGCGGCTGGATTTGCTGCCGGCCTCCTGCAGCGCCGCGATGGCGCTCGCCGCCGTCACGCCGCCGGACACGCTGCCCTGCGTCACGTCGCGGCTGTTGCTCGTCTCCTTGAGCTCGTTGATCTTGAGCTGCAGCATATTCACCCACTGCCCGTCGAGGTTGTAGAGGCTGATCTGGCGCAGGCGCTCCTCGTCGATGCTGCCCTCGACCTCGACGAGAGGCTTCGACCAGTCGAGAAATTCCTGCGCGTTCACGCCGCAACCCTTCTTGACCCAGAAGCGCGGCGTGGAGGCCTTCATGCTCATCTCAAGCAGGTTGCCGCTCAGCCGGTCAATGTACTGCTGCGGGTCCTTGCTCACGGCGATCATGCCGAAGCCGCACGGCGTGCCCGCCTCGGGGTAGAGTACGTCAAACACGACCGGGTACTGCCCATGCGGGTAGAAGCCATCGGCCATGGCGGGGTCATTCTCGCTCGCGTAGAGCAGGTCGCGCCCGGTGAATTTCACGAGGTGCAGCGCCGTACCGCCGCCGGGCAGCGGCTTTTTGTAGTACCAGTCGACGACGATGCTCTTGCTCGAGGTGTCCACCGCGTCGTCGTAGAGATACTGCGCCAGCTCCACGCCGCAGCTGCCGGGACGCGCCTCCGGCCACGCGGCCGCGATGTCGTCGTTGTCCACGAGCGCGCACACGAAGAGGTTGCGGCTGGCCTGAATGTCGGTGATGCCCGGCTCCCAGAACAGGTTCAGCAGGTCGAGCTGCCGCACGGCCACGTCGCCGAGACCGCCGCTGCCGGCGCTGTCCCAGAACACGCCGTAGGCCGCGCACCCGTGCTTGAGCTTGTACCACCACGCGTCCGACCACACCTGCTCGAAGTGCGTCTTTTCCAGCACCGCCGGCACGATGGCCGACAGCGCCTTCGCGTCCGGTTCGTCGGCCTCGCTGCGCGGCAGGATCACCGCCTCCGGAAAGCTGTCCATCGCGTCGGCGTGCTTCGAGACGATGGCGTTGAACAGCCACGCGCTCGTCGGCTCCACCACGTCGGCGCCCTGCTCGCGCCGCCGGTCGCGCAGGTACTGCCAGTGCCGCAGGCGGTACCACTGCTCGTCGGCGATGATGCGCGCCTCGAGTGCGCGCTTGCCGTCTTTGTAGCGGCGCAGCAGCTCCGTGCCGCGCGCCACATCGTCGGGCGTGATCACGGGCTCATTCGTGTCCGGCAGCCCGGCCTCTGCCGCCGCACGGTAGGGCAGTGGATTCATTTTTTCGTTTGTCATAGACGCTCCTTTGCTGCCGTTTCCGGCAAATAGTTTACATAACATTTTGAGTTTTGCGATAAAAATAGACTGCTGTCGCAGTCTTTTCCTGTTTACATAATTAATCATTGCTCAGAGGGTCGAACACTTTCGGCGTCCGCTGCACCGCCGGGCGCGGCGCAATGGGATCGGACTGGCATAGATACCGGATCTCGTCGGCGATGTGGTCCTCCTGCCGTGTGTCCACGTCCTCGGGCGCGTGCGCGTCGTAGCGCAGCAGCGGCAGCGTGCGCCGCGTGTCCCGGCAGTTGCGGAATACGTACAGCATCGGCAGCCCCGCCGCATCGAATGCCAGCCGGTAGTGCACCTGCATCCAGCCGGGCAGGCGCTGGTGGTCGCCGGGCTCGAAGTACACGCCGTACCGGTCGGCGATGTCGGCGATGCTGTCGCCGCGCGATGCGTCCCAGATCGCGGGGTCTGCCACACCCCGGATGTCCCGTCCGCGCAGATAGGGGTGCGTGGTTTCGGTGGCGCGGATCTGCGTGAAGATCTGCTCCGGCGTCCAGCGCACGCCGGTGTCCGGCTCGCCGGGCACGCAGCCGTACAGCTCGAGGATGCGGTACAGCCGCCCGTCGAAATCCACCGCCCACCAGCCCACGGAAAACGGCTTTGCATACCCGAAGTCGAAGCTGCGGTATACCCGCCATGTGTCCGGGATGTCGAACGGCTCGATCACGTGCGTCCACTTTCCGTCGGCGTAGTGTGCAGGGTCGTCGCGCCATTCGGCGAACACCTGCCCCTCGTATACGTTCCAGTCACCCTCAAGATGCGCGCGCCGTTTTGCCGGCGGCAGCGCCTCGAGCCGCCTAAGATAGCCGGGGTCGCGCTGCATCAGCACCTGATTGTCATAGACCTTTGCCGGTATGAACACATAGTCCTGCGGGGACTCTCCGTCCCGGAACGCCCGGTCGATGAACAGACGCTTGATGTACGCGTGCCCCGGGCCGCCGGGGTTGCAGGTGTAGTAAATGCGCGGCGTGAAATCCGTGCGCGTCGTGCGCAGGCAGGTCGCAATGAAGGTCAGCCAGTCGGGCTCAAAGTTTGTCGCCTCCTCGAAGCCGATCACCTCGTATTCCTGCCCCTGATACTGCGCGCAGTCGCTGTCGTTGTCGCAGTAGCCCATCACGAGCCGCGACCCGTTCGGAAAGCGAAACGCGCGCTCGGTGCTGCTCCACGCGGCGTATCCCTCAAGCTCCCGCTGCAGCGGCAGGATGTGGTTTGCGCGCAGCTCCGGCAGCGTCCGGCGCAGAAGCAGGAGCTTCAGTCCCGGGTAGCGCATGGCGAGCATGACGAGCTTGCGCCGCATGGCCCAGCTCTTGCCGCCTCCGCGCGCCCCGCCGTAGGCGACGTTTGCCGCCTCTGCGCGGAAAAATTCCTGCTGGCGCGGACTTGGCGTCTCGCGCCGCAGCACCTTATAAATATAGGGCTCGTTTTTGCGTGCCAT